GTGTTCACGACTTCCAGCTTCTGGGCCTCCACCATGCCATCGTGGGCCTTGCTCCAGTAGATGCTCAGAATCGGGTTTACGATACCCTCTCCACCGGCTTGCTCATGGATGGAGGCGAAGAACGTCTTCACGTCACGGGCAAACTGTTGCTGTTCTGGATTCCCACGCTCTCCACTATACCAGTTTTTAATTGTGTCCTTATCAAGACCAATAGCGAAGTATGCGTTCATGTTGTTTGGGATGATGCCGTGGTCAGCGCAGTACTGAAGATAGTTGATGAACCGCTGGTAGAGGTCGGGCACGTTCTTCTTGTCCACGCCTTGCCGCATTTTGAGCATATCGACATGGTACTGCACGAACGCCGTCACACGTTCATCGCCCATGCGCTGCATGGGTAGGGCGCTGCTGCCCACGCTTCGCACAGCTATCCCGGTCGCAGGGTCGATAAGAGGCGGCGCAGGGTGGCTGACGACTCTCTTGTAACTGTCCTTGCTCCCCTTCGGCCTTCCACGCTTCTTCGGCGCGTTCTTGGCTTCCTCTTCTGCCTTCTGCCTTTCTTCAAGCTGTTTGAGAATCAAAGGGTCAGGCATTATCCTCACCCCCTTCCATCGCTGCATACAGGTCTGCGTCCACAATCAAAGTGTGGGACGAAAACAGGAGCAGGGGGATGAAACTGAACAGCGTGATCCACCACTTGCCGAAGTGGATCGCGGCATAGGCGAACATCGTGATAGCCACCAGGCATATCAAAGCGTCCGCTACTGCGATGATGATGTTAATAATTGCGAGTCGTTTACTCATCGTTTTCCTCCCAAAAGGGTTTGTCTGCTTTTGCTTGTGCGGTCTTGCGCCAACAGCGCTGCTTCCCAAACATCCCGACCGTTCTGGGGCCGGATACTCTTGACCATCCGGGGAGGCGGTCGAGGATTTTGGAGATATCCTTGGACTCCACCACGGATGGTTCCTTGGGGAAGTCCGGGTTTGGTGACAGCGCCCTGTGGCACACCTCACGCACACAGGTGAGTTCTCCGGGGTTTTTGCGGTCGAGGAAAGCTGCGATAGCACCCACACGCCAATCGTCTTGCATGGCGTTCTCTTGCTTCTCCCGGTACACGTCCCACAGGGAGCGGTCTGCATAGGGTTGCATCTCGGCAGTTCCCATCTTCACTCTGGCTTCTGCCCAACATTGGAGTGCGTACTCCCGTATCTCATCTTCATGGTCGGCAACGAAGTAACCGTTACAGCCACACTCTACAGGATACCACCGCCGGTTCCCGGTTTTATCCACAAGTGGGTTGCGGTCGTTGCTCGTTGCTACGAAGATGCACCGCCGGAGCAGTTCCGTGGTGTTCCTGTCGTAGGGCTTGCGGTAACTGTCCCTCTGCCGTGAGACGAACGCCTTAATGGCTTCTTGGTCTTTGGCTTTTGTGAACGCCGACATCTCCGGGATTTCAAGCAACCACTTACCGCTCAGATTTTCGATGGCTTGCTGCCCCTCCATCACCTTCAGCTCCCCGAAGTAATCGTCATTGATGGCGATGTATCGGATGAGTGAAGACTTGCCGCTGCCCTGCTCACCTATCAGGATGGGCACGTCCTCAAACTTGCACCCAGGGTGGTAAAGGCGGTGGATGCCACCGGCGAAGATGAGGCGGGAGACCTCGCGGGAGTAGGCAGAGTCCTCAACGAGCGCCCACCTGTGGAGGAAGTCCCGGCATCTGTCAACCCCGTCCCAGGTGATGGAGTCGATGAGATCCCGCAGAGGGTTGTATCTTCGCTCCTCAAACAGGATCTTGAGTGCGGCGAGGTGCTTCTCCTTGGAGTACAGCCCGAATGCCGATTCGCAGTACTGCATACTCTGGGCCTCGTCTGCGTCCGTCCAAGGAACCACCGCCGGGGAACCATCCCGCACAAGGTGGATCTCCCCGCGCCCGGTGAGTTCGTTGAACCGCACCCCGGAGTACCGCCGGTCGTTCTCCATGATTTTAGTGAACGATGATATGGTGTTCTTCGGGTTCCCGTCCCGGTCTCTTTCTTCCGGCTGGAAGATTTTTCGTACCTGGCTTGTGGTCAGGTACTCCATGCTTGCTTCACCTCGGTTCGTGGGCCAGAACCATTTCAATTTCAAAACTGATTCTGGCCCTTTGCTCTTTTGCTTCACACACACGGGAAATGTTATCCTCGCTGTCCCACGGGGTCTCCGCGATGATTTTGTCGAGCCGTGCGTACTCGTCCATCAGCGATGCGTACCGGGCTTCCCAGGCATCCCGTTCCTTCTTCTTCCGTTCCGCTTCTTCCCTGCGTCTGGCGGCTTCTGCGCTGAACTGCACACTCGCGCTGCCGTCTATGGGCAGATCCAGACGGAAGTCGGCGTTTATCTTCCTCATGGCATCGGCCCTCGTAGGCAGCTCACAGGCTTCTTTAACGAAGGTGATGACATCCCCGGATGCACCACACACGAAGCACTTGTACCCGCTCCGTGTGTAGGAAAAGTTGAGATCCTTCCCGCTGTGGATGGGGCATGGGCAGCGATGATGGCGGCGAGGGAGGGATGGGAAGTAAAAGGAGATGACATCCTCCATCGTCACGGCTGCGTGGATGGCCTCTGCGATATCCTCCCACGATGCCCGGCGCTCTGCCCGGAAGCTATCCCATGTACCCACACGACAGCCCCCCATGCATGGCGTGGTGCTTTGCGTACTTGCACTTGCGGCAAGTGTAGATGGACACGTTCGCCACGCCTCCGACCCCGAATCGCTTGATGACGTGCGGTTCCGGGCACTTTCGGACGAGGCCGGGGTAAAAGGCTACCCCGGTCACATCGCACCGAACATGGTCGCTCATCAGATGCTCTGAATGGCGACAGCCGCCATGCCCTGGAAGATGGCCCACGCCTGTTCATCGCTGAAACCGGCATCTACGAAGGACTGGTAGATGTCGTGCATCTCCTCTGCCATCTGGCGGTTCTCATCACGGCGCTTCTCACGCTCATACTCGGCCTGGTCGGTCTTCAGTTTGCTCTCAACATATTCCAGATTAGTCATAGATTTTACTCCTCCTTGTTATTATTCCACGCCTCTTCCACGGCGGGGATGTCCATAAGTTCCGGGTGCTTCTCTTCCGTCCACGCAAGGCCGCACAGATTCCAGACTGCGGCGATGAGGTGGTCTTCATCCGTCCAACCGTCAAGGTACTTGAAGATGTGCCGGAGAGCAGAGTCCGCAAAGCTGTGGGCCGGGATGCCCTTCTCCCAGTTGCGGTCATCGTACTTCTTCGCACCTGCTTCATAGTGCCTCGCCAGTCGGAGCAGTACGCACATGGGTAGGAGGTCGCACCTTCCCTTCCCCTCATGCATATCGCGCACCGCTCCCGTGGAGAACTGCGTCCGCTCTCCGCTGTCAGCTATTGCCATATGTCAATCTCTCTCTGGCGGCATAGTAAAATATGCCATAGATGATCCTTGCGGACTCCTCCGGCTTGCAGAAGGTCACGGTCACATTGAACCGCACCATCCACGACAGGAGGGAACCCATCAGAGACTTGGGTGATGTCTTGGAGCGGTAGTTGCCAAGAAAGATGTCCGTCCAGGAGGCGTTCTCGATGATGAGATGCACCTTCGTGCCGTACGCCTTTGCCCGGAGAAATTCCCTCTCAAAGCGTTCCCGCTCTATTGTGAAGTTTCCGCATATCTCGTCCAAATTGTGCTTTCTCTCCACGCACACGTCCCGCTCCATCGACAGGTCGCCAAGCTGTGCGGAGTAGTCCCCGGTATCCAACTTGCGTGTGATACAGGGGACATGGTTCTTATCAAACCACTCCGACACATGGCGGTCTTGCTCCCTGGTGTCGCAGATGATGGTCAGTTTCTTTAACTCATCCGCAAGTTCCTTCTCCGTCCAATGCCGAACCATCAGAACGGAAGACCCGAATCATCATCCTCCGCATCATCCAGCGAGGTGATGGTCTGGCGTTCAGGCTTGTCACCCTCAAAGGGAGGGAGGTCGGCGGCTCGTTCCGGGGAGAGGAAGTACGCCAGCTCCGTGTAACCGTTGGCCCCCTCCTTGAACATCGCAGCGCCCTCCGCTCCTACCCACGACAGGAAGTTGAAGTCACCGAAAGTGATTTCCGGGAACGCATCGAAGAACGACGTCATTTGGCGGTTGAAGTAGTCGTTCTTCACCACACGGTAAGTAACGGTGAACCGCCGCCCGGAGGGGCGCAGCTTGATGACGATCATCGGAGTGCCGGGGTTCTTGGAGTTGGGGCCGGTGACCGCCTCATCCACCTCGGTGACCACCACCCGGTGCTTGCCGGTGATTGCGCTTTCTCTCTCGTTTTCTTCTCTCTGGAATCCATCCCAGTTGCTCAATTTATCACGCTCCATTTCTCTTGATATGTTTCCCACAGACCAAATCTGTGGAGAAATTGTGCAAAATGACGAAGTTTTGGCTCGATAGGTTCGACTATCTCCCTCGGATACCGCTCCCGATAGACCAACTTTCCATCGCTCACGATGTAGGTGAAGTCCCTTGCTTCTGGGACAAGCGACAGGTACATGGAGCATTGGGGCGCTCCCAAATACTTGTTGAGGTGATAGTGCTTGGAGTACTTGCAGTCCCAGATGTGACCCTCCCGGAGATAGTCAAGGACACCGTGGAGGAGGAAGGTTTGCCCGTCCACCTCCGTCTCCTTGAAGAGGGTGACCTGTTGCTGTGCGCCGTTGAGTTCTGCCGCCATCTCCGTGATAACGGAGTACCATTCGTGATCTTGGGGGATTTCTTCCCCCTTAAGTACGGCATTCAGCACGTTCTCAAAGCGCACACCGTCAAGCATTGCCTTGGTCGGTGCTTTCTCCTCACGGTTGAGGGCCTTGAGGAAGTCATCGTAGCCCTCTTCCGTTTTCAGACCGTACTCCCACGCCGTCAGCAGAGACTGCGTGATTCGGACTTTACTCCGCATAGCGGTACACTTTTGCGGACTTGTCCCACACGATGCCCAGCTCGGTGAGTCGTGCCTTGAGCATGGCGGTGGCTTCCTTCTCGGAGGTCAGGGCGTGGGACAGACCCTTGATTTTCTTTGCCGCCACGGGGACATCCTCCGGGGACTGGACTTCTGCCACGATGATCTCAGCTTCCTTCATGGCGGCTTCGTACTGCTCCTTCTGGGGAGCCAGAGAAGCGCTTTCCTTCGCCAGATTGTCTCGCACTTTGGCGAACAGCTTAGTCAGGAACTCGTTGGGCTGACCATCTGCCAACTCCGGGACTTCCACCAGACCCTTGATGCCGTAGGCGCTCTTGGCGCTGTACTGCTCGGTAGGCGTGAAGCCCAGATAGCGGCGACCGTTCTGGATGAACAGGTGTGCGGCGAGGTCGGCGGGTTGATAGACCAGAGTCCGGGTGGATCCTTCCACCACCAGTTCGTAGAAGGTTCCCTCGTCCCCGTTCTTGGTCATGCTCTCATGGAACAGGAACACGACATTGAACTTCTTGCGCAGCTCTGCGGACAGGCGAAGGAACTCCTGTTTGATTACACCGTAGCCCTGGAGGGAGAACCCGCCGTTGTTTTTGCTTGCCTTGGGGTCGGTGCGCATCGCCCAATCCTTCATGTACTCGATGAGCGCACCACAGGTGTCGATGACGATGGTCTTGTACTGACCCTCTGCGGCTTTGATATCAGCGAGGATCTCCTCATAGGTCTTGCACACGGAGGCATCCCGGCGGTGGGCGGGGTTGACTCTGGCAAGGCCCTCGTCCGTGTCGATGAGGAGAACATCGGGTGCGGAGAGCGCCAGGGTGGTTTTGCCGGTTCCCGGCAGTCCGCTGATAATCATGATGATGTTCTTGTTGGAGAAGTTCATGTTCTCCGGCTTGATGATGGGCATTGAATCCGTCCTTTCAGAATAAAGTTATCCACTCAGAGTGGGGGAGCGATGCGATCCATCCGCAGAACTCTTGCCACTCAGGTAGGCGATGGTTGTGGCGCTGGATGAAGATGGTCTTAAGTTGGCGGTAGTTGGTGGTCATCCTGGCGGTGAGCTGCATCCCGGCGGGGAGATTGTACAGCAGACGGAGGTAGTTCTCCCGGCTCGGGTTGGCGTTGTACTCCTCCTGTAGGGTGTAGCACTCATGCTTGGTGTTTGGCGTTACCCACTCGTTGAAGCATTTGGAGAGATCCATCTTTGCCGCCCGGTGCATGGTTGACTGACTGCTCACGAAGTCGATGAAGTGGTAGCGTTCCATCTCCACCCACATCTTGTTGGTACAGGTCAGGTCGAACTGCACGATGATTCCGTTGAGGAAATTGTCATGCCCGGTTCCGGGCGCGGCCCTCGCCAGATTCTCGATGCCAGGGGTAGGCTCCCCGGTGAGTGTGTCCACATCTACCGACATGGGAAACTTAGCCCCTCGGATGGACTCCTCCATCCCGTAGATTGCCACGTTCTTTACTTTCGTTCTGATTCCTCCTCTCAGATTCTGAACTTTTTTGCCAACTTCTTGACCTCTTCCTCATACTCTCTCGGAGGGAGGTCTTTGGGAATGTGCGATTTTGCCTCCGCATATAGGCGGTACTTGCGGTTGTCGAGTAGCCGCTGTGCGTTGTCGGAAATGGCCTTGCACATAAAATCACCTCATATCTGATCCAGAAGGTCTTTCAGAGCATCCATGGCAGCTCGGCCCATCCTTTGAGTCTGGAGGTGTTCAGCCATCCTCCTCGTCCTCTTCCTCATCAAGCATCCAGGGCGGCAACCCTGTCCGCTCCATGCAGCGGATGATGGGGTCGTCAGGAATCTCTCGCACTCGCGGTCACCTCCTCTGCCATCCGGGTTAGTGCCCAGTCCAACTTCCGGTTTCTGGTCTCGGCCTCTGCCAGTTTGTCCCTATACCACTTCAGCTCCTTCTCAACCTGGGCCAAGCTGTCTCTGGCTTTCACCAACTGAGCGCCCAGGTCGGCGATGATGTCGTAAAGTTCTTGCTTACTCATGCTCCTCCTTCTCTTGCCCAAGGAGCGACAAGAGTCTTGTCAGCCCCCAGAAGTCTTGCGGGTCAATCCCGGTCTTTGCCCGGATACTCATCAGTCGGTTATAGATAGACACCCGGCTGACGAAACAGGCTTCGGATACTCTGGTCACGCTCATGCCGTTGTCGGCGAGGAGCATGATGGTTTTCCGCTCGTCCTCGGTCAGCGTGGAGAGAATGTCTGTAATCACCTCTTCACCCCCCACACACGCTTCGGCACTTTAAGCGCCGCCCGGATTTGCTCCGGCGTGTAGTCCGGGAGAGCGCTGTGGACGAGGAGGTCGAACTTCTCGCTGTAGAAGAAGGTCATCAGCTTGCTTCTCTCCACGCGCTGATTGCGGAAGTATCGTACTTCCACGGCTCCGTAGTCGATGGCTTTCCAATCGTCAACCGCCTGTTCAAGAATCACACAGGCCAGCTTCTTGATGTCGCCGTCATCGAGGCTTACCTTATCGTGTCCTCTCTCGTACTGTGGGCAAGTCCAGACGAGGTATGAGTCGATGCTTACCCGACCCGCCATATGGATCTTGGTCGGCTCTGCGTTCCAACCTTCGACCGGGGCGAAACTCTCTGCCCAGGAGCATTTGCATACGCCGGTCGCCTTGCGGCAACTGAAGCACTTGCTCTCCCTGTACTCAGTCCCCATTACTCCTCGTCCTCCTTCTCCTTCCAGTATTCGGCTGTGTAGTAGCCGTAGCCGGGGAGGGAGCAATCGTCCATCTGCTCTATCTCCTGATTCTCCTCAAGCGCCAGTTGCAGCGCCCCCGCGAGGAGTTCCACAAGGAGGAGGAGGGCCACGCAGATGAATGCCAAAACGATCAACGCTATGAGCAATCTCCGCACCTCCTTCAGACGTGCCCCTCTGCGCTCTGGGCGATGTCGAACAGGAACAGCGCCAACATCACGCCAAGGCACAGGAGGCTCAAGATCTCGTTCCCAATCAGCATGGGAGCCGCCACCACAATGTACTTCATTTGCTTTCCCCTTTCTCCACCGGGCCGAACGTCTTGTAGTTCAGACCGAAGTGGTCGCACAGTTTGTCCCTCACCGCCATAGGCCATGACCACGGTGACCTGTTGATGTACTGCCGCATCATTGGGTACGATACCCCGGCGATGGTCGCCATCTGCTTGAGGTCAAGACCGTAAGTGGCCTTTCTCTCTAACACCGCCGCCCACAGCCAGTCGATGGGAGGCGGGGTGCTCTTTCCTAAGTTCACTCTTGGCATAGACTCACCTCACAGCGAGTGGATGCCGTCTTTCCTCGGCGAGCATTTTGATTTCGACCTTCGCCCCGGCGAGGAACGTAGCCGCAAGGCACTCATTCGGAATGACGAGTCCGATGCTGTCATCCCAGTACACGCCGCTCTCCCACTCAAGGTCAGAGATCTTCTGGAGATCTTCTTCCGTCTTCTTGCGCTTGCTGGTGTAGAGTTTCATCTCCTTGGCAATCGGATGAAGCGGGTTGACGCACTTAGGGGAATGCTCGATTAGAGGGGATGTGCCGTTTAAAGTGATGTGCAGTTTTTTCATTGTTTGTTCTTTCCTTCCTTTCTTTTCAAAACGCATTTTGTTTTCCAAGGCGAAAATCGAAATTTGCTTAAAAACTTGTTGACAATTTGTAATCATTTGTGATACTATGTGAGTGCCAACAAACACAATATCGAAATTGATTCGTCCTCAAATTCAAAGTGGGCTTCGATTTTTATTGCCTTTTCAAACTACGCTTTGAATATTATCACAGTGCGCTTTAAATGTCAACCCCCATTTTGAATTTATTTTGAATTATTATTTCGAAAAATTTGAAATTCAAAGTAGGTGACTTTCAATGACAGGGCAGAGACTTGTTGCAATACTTAACAAGGTATTGAAAGAGAGGGGCATTTCAAAGGGAGAACTTTGCAGCGCAATAGGAGTATCAGCTAACACATATTCTCATTGGGCAAACGGGAGCGAACCAAAAGCGTCCAGGATTGAAGCCATTGAAAAGTATCTCGGAATACGCCTTTCTGATATTGAAATGTCAGAGAGCGCAGAAGACGATGATGTAATGCGTATTCGCCAACAGTTGAGGACGCGTCCAGAAGCGAAGACGTTATTCGATGCGGCAGAGGGCGCTCCAGCCTCCGTGTATCACGAAGCCGCCGCGCTATTCTTAAGATGGAAAGAGGAAAATGAAGGGAAATGACATACATCGAAGGTGCTGACTTTTTTGTTCGCATTGTTCGGTTGCCAACTGGTATCAGAGGAGCATTAACTCTTAACGAAGACGGAACGTACAATCTTTATCTTAGCGATCTGCTCGACTATGAGCAGAGGATAGATACCTATACGCACGAATACTGGCACATCATAAGAGAGGACTTCTGGAACGGTAAACCCATCTGGGTCATTGAGGAAGCGTCATGAAATGCAAGAAGTGCAAGCGAGAACTCCCGGAGAACAGCGTGTTCTGCAACTGGTGCGGGTATCGCCAGATAGCGGAGCGGAGCGAGATCAAAGTGCCGCCCCCGAAGCACAATAGCAAGACGTACTACAACCAGGTGATGGTGGGGGAGCAGAGGGTGTACATCTCCGCACCCACGGAGGAGGAGTATTACGCAAAGGCGAGGGCGGCGAAGCTGAACCTGATAGAAATAAAAAAACGCCGCCCCAAGCTGACGCTCGGAGCAGCGATAGACAACTATATAAAAGACAATGACGCGATACTAAGCCCGTCCACCATCAACGGATATGAGTCCATGCGTAGGACGAGATTCATCAAGTACATGAGCATGGATGTGGCAGAGATCCCGTACCAGAGAATGCTCAATGAGGAGTCCAAGAAGGTATCCCCGAAGACCGTACACAATGCGTGGAGGGTGGTCACCCCCGCCCTGCAACACGCCGGGGAACCTGTGCCAGAGGTCAACCTTCCGACCACGGTCAAGTCCAAGCGCCCGTGGCTCGACTACGAACAGATACAGACCTTCACCGCCGCTCTCCGTGGGAAGCCCTATGAGTTGGGCGCTCTGCTTGCCCTCAACGGTCTGCGCCGCTCTGAGATACTGCATCTCACCGCCAACGATGTTGATGTAGACGGTGGCATCATCCACGTTCGTGGGGCCTCTGTAGTCGGCTCACGGAACAAATTGGTGGACAAGGATACCACCAAGACACAGACATCCACCAGAGACACGCACATCGTGATACCCCGGCTCAGTGAACTGATTCGTGGTAGAGAAGGGAAACTGATAACCACCAACCCGACCACCTTGTACGGGAGCATCAACGGGCTGTGCGAAGCAGTTGGGCTTCCCCTTGTCGGAGTCCACGGTCTGCGCCACTCATTTGCCTCTCTCGCCTACCACCTCAAGTGGTCAGAGGCCACCACCATGTATGAGGGCGGGTGGTCTGACCCATCTGTGGTTCACCGCATCTACACACATCTAGCAAATCAAGATGCCAATAAAGATGTCAAAAAGATGAAAAAGTTCTACGAAAAGCAGGGAAAACATAGCGCAAAAGTTCGTTAACATAACTTTTTCTGAAGATTATGCTACACCTTGCATTACAACCAGCAAAAAATCCAGTATTTCCAGTATGTTTGCGGTTTGAGTTTTGGGTTCGAGTCCCGTACGGGTCACCAAAGTTTATGGGGTAGAAAGTGATTACTTTCTACCCCTTTTCTTTGCTTTTGCGTACTTTTTAGCGCGATTCATCTGGTAGTAGTTTACCAGTAGTGAACAAAATTAGTTTACATAATAACAGAATAACTGGTGCAAATTACACCTTTCTGCTACTAATTCTGCTACTACTTAGGCCATCGAGAGGAGGCTTGCCCAGGTCTTAGGGCCTACAATGCCGTCAACATCGAGGCTGTGGTCGGCCTGATACTTCCGCACAGAGACCTCTGTAGCTTCGTCAAACACGCCGCTGATGGTTCGGATGGTATAGCCGTGCGCGAGGAGGAGAGCCTGTAGGACGCTCACATCGGGGCCGTCCATGCCCTTGCAGATGGTACGGGGAGGCCAGTATTCGTTCGCCTTGGGCTGCTCCACTTTTGCGGTGTCCCAGACCTTCTTCGCTTCCTGTGCGGCTTTGTACCTGGCATCCACGTTGTTGATGGCGGGACACTCAAACTCCACGCAGATGCGGCGTGTGGCTTCATAGAGATTGTCCGTGGTGGTGAGATACTGCCACAGGGCCGGGTAATCTCGCTTGAGTTCAAGCACAACATAGTCCGCTTGCATGGCGGTATCCCCGATGCTCTTGCCGTTGGCCTTGGCGTAATTCAGCAAGCCTTGCTTGCGGCTCCAGAATGTCCATTGGATGAGGCCGTAACCACGCCCGTCTCTGGCCCAAGTGTCGGGGCTGATGCGGCCCTCGTCCACGTCCTTGGTGTATGCTTTGCTGACCATCCGGGTGGGGGAGAAATCCCCCTGCACCCGGTTGGACTCACCGCCGCTCTCCTTGGCGATGTTGCCCCACATGGCTTCTGCCGCAGTCGTGGCCATACCGTGAGAGACAAAGCGAGATAGAATGTCGTACTCTGTCATAGTGCCTCCTTACTCCGCGACAACGCTTGTCACGGTGATTGCGCTTGTGGACGAGTAGTTGCCAGCGGTCTTAACGCCGATGCCAAAGTAGTAAGAGCCGCTGAACCCGCTTGCCTTGGTGATGGTCACCGTGCCGGAAGCGTTTGCGACATACTTGATAAGCGAAGTATCGGAAGGAAGCCCGGTGTTGGACGTGTGGATCCAGAAGCCAGTCTGACTGCTGTTGTTGTCGCCTCTGCGGCTTTCGTAGGTGATGGTGACGGTCGTTTTCCCGGTCAGGTCAACAGCCGTGGTACTCAGCGCCACGCCGGAGCGGTTGGGATAGCCTCCCATACTCGCGTTGTACGCATTCGTGATGCTGACCCTCACGCTCGTCCCGCTATCGGTAATTGACGGGGCGGCAGTCTCCACAACGTCAGAGCCGAAGTACCACCCGCGTCCGCTGAAGGCAACGCCTGGATAGATCTCCGTCTCAGTCGCCATGTACTCGTCCATGAGATTGATTACAACGCTCATGCGGACACCATCCTCACCACATTCACCGTGATATCGGAAGTCGGTGCGGTCTTGCAATGGAAGGTCATCTCAGAGGCCGTGGTCACATCGTCCGCATACACCCCGGCGCTGATATAGGCGCTTCTGGACGTGGTGTCGGAAGTGGTGGATCTTGGACTCACAACGTAGGAGAACCCAGAAGCGGCAAAGTCCGTATTTGTGACAGTCTGGGCATTGCTCGACCACCCCGCCGCCTTGAGGGTGACGGTGAAACTTTTTGCCCCGTAGTCCGTACCCTTCGCGCCGTAGGTAATGCCGCCATTGCCGGAGCCTTTGAGCATCCCCTGTACGTTGATGATAGGCTGCTTACCGTTGAGGGCGGTCTGCACGTTGGTGTTGCCAGTTGTGGGGATGTTATCTGCGCTCAGGTTGACATTTCCACTTGCGTCCGGGTTGATACCATTGACTGTGGACACAGCACCGCTTCCGTTCACGCCGTTGTAGGCAACGCTGTAGTACACAATGGGACTGCCCGTGTTAAACGTCAGCGTGGTGCGTGTCCATAGATACTGCCCAGCGCCAACCTCCGGGATAGACACAGACCATGTGCCGGTCGGGATGGTCGTGCCGGAGCCGCTTGTCTGGTATTCGCTCACACCGCTTCCAAGGGTAGCCGGGTCGCCGGTGTCTCCCTTGTCGCCCTTCCACTGATACCATGTATAACTGTTGTAGGTGGTCGGTGCGGTCGCACCCGTGCCGCAGTACACGCCGATGTACTTGTCCGGTTCAGTACCCATGTCCGCGTCAGAGGTCGGCATCTCTGCCGAATATCTGATATGGACGTACCAGGTATCACCACGGTCACCCTTATACCCATCACGGATGGAGAAGGTGGAGGTGGTTGCGTCAGCATAGTGGATGGTCGCCGTGTGAAGCTGACCATTTCCGCTCGTCCCGGAGGTAGTCCAGGTGATGCTCTGGATGCCTCCATGCCCGTCTGCGTAGTTGGTCAGCCAGTTGATAAGGATTTGCCCGGTCAGCTTCTTTGCTGTGCCGCCCTGTTCAAGAACGAACAGGTCAGGCGCATCAATACTCGTTGCCGCCACAAGGTCTTGGATTGGTTTGTCAGCCATTGCCACCATCCTTCCCGATGATAGCCTCGATAGCCATCATGCATCCAAGGAGAGTGTCAACATTCTGCCGCCCCTTTACCTCGACCTCATCCAAGTCATCGAGAAGAGACTGAAGGGCCTCGATTGCCTCGTCAATTTTTGTCTGATGCACACCAACGCTGATAAGCGCCGGTACAATCTGCTTAAGGTTAATCATCCTGTGTACGCTCCTTGCATAAGTACTGTGTACGACCGTGTGCCCGTGGTTAGTGTGCCCCAGTAGGCGCGGTAGCCGCCCAAACGGAAACTGGATGCGGCATTGATTACGTTTGCTCGGAAGTAGGTAGGATAAGACCCACCATACTCCACCGTTGCATTGTTGTAGCTATAGCCATGCCCGGAGCCGCCCGTCCAGTAGGAACCGTTGTTGTAGGCGCTCTGTGCGCCACTCCGCAGGGTTGCCGCAGAGATGTAAGCGCCGCCAACCAACAGCGTCCCGTTGAGGGTCATGTTGTTTGCCTCGATGTCAGTCGCTGTGACCTTGCCAAACGGGGTCACCTTAAACGACTGGCCCAGCTGGATGCCGTCCGTCCCGATGTAAACGCCGCTCGACTGAGTGCCGCCGAATTGGGAAATGTTGCTGTAGATGGCAGATGCAGAGATGGTAAAGCCGCCAATTTTGCCGGACGTAGCTTCCACCACGCCACGCACGGTCAGCCCGTTCTCCGTGACAGACATGACCTCTCTGCCGTTGGCGTACCACCTGTGCGCATCAGCGGTCAGCGACCACCCGAAGGAGGACTGCTCACCGCCCGTCTTCTCAACGCTTGCATCAATGCGGTCATTTGCGATACGGAGGCTTGCCCGGACATCCGCAATCTGCCGCTTGAATTGGCGCTCCGTGGGGCTTTCAAAGGCGTATTCGTGGTTGATCTCCTCGTCATGCGGCGCAGAGATGTTCGACTTCATGAGCCGGTTAAAAGCCTTAGACCGGGTGAAAATGCCACCGTACACACCACGGATGTTAGCCGCATCACCGATTTCAGCCGCCGGATCCATGAGCGCACCCTGTGCGTAGTAGGGTTGGTACTGATAGCCCGTCAGGCTTGCGAGGATGTTCTGCGCCATCGCCTGTGTGCCGAAGGGGTTCGTCATCTCCAGAGTTCTGCCCGTGTCGTTGCCGGCCTCAATGACCGTATCATCGCTCACGATGATGCGAACCTTGGAGTAGTTAGTGAACTGCGGCGAGACATCAAGGCTCGTCAATCGCCGCCCAAGCGATACAATGTCGCTCAATGTCTCACCGCCTTAAACCAAAATCCTGATGCCGCCGAATGTGATGGCATCGCCTGAGTTATCCACAAGATAGTTCGTCTCCTCCGGCATATCTGCCATAGACACCAGGCGCAGTTTGCCCGTGTCGGAGATGATGAAGCCACCGACATACATAGCCGCAATGTACCCAAGCACTTCACGGCAAGTATACCCGGTCGGGAGGGGCACAGTGTACGCATGGGTCATCAGCGGGTAGGTGCGGTCGTCAACCTCCACGCCCATCTGGGAGGCGATGGCGGCGACCATCTGCACATCGGTGCTGTCCCCGGTGATGGTATCGGAGTAGAAATACTGCTCTGCCTTGAGCATGGCATCGTAGCCGTGGATGGTCAGGATATCCAGACCGTTATCGTTCTGAGTGCGCTCACGTGTGTCGATGTAGAACACCCCCTGCGGGATCCACTCGCTTTGCCGCTCCGCATCGCACACTCTCACTTGCGGTCTCAGCACCGCCATCGTGGGAATCGGGGCGCTCGGCAGAAGCATGGACACATTGATCTCCTGTGCGACAGCAGAGCCAACGGTTGGTGAGCCGTGAAACATCTCGATGTTGGTGGAGATGCTGAAAAGCTGATGCTCGTCAAACGTCCCCACGCCGTCAATAATGAGCTGCGTCTCAAACCAATGGGCGCTGTTGGACAGGATGCTCTGATAAAGCGCAGAAGTCGTTTGCATCTGCCGTCACCTCAATTCTCAATCAGAGGGAATGTCAGGCTCTGAAGGTCTTCTCCATTCGCCCGGTGGATAACGTAGGTTGTCTTTACGTTATTTGTGTACATCGACATCGTGTGTGCCGCATTCGTCCGGGGGTACGGGGTCACACGCACCTGGATAGTCTCCGGGTAGAGGAGGGTCTGCAAGATGGAACTCTGCGCCCTCGTCAACTGCACCGTGGTGATGTTCATTTTCTCTTTCACGCCGACCCGGCCCCGGTGCATATAGCCGCTCATGTCACGTCCGGCATCCGGCGCATCCACATCGTTCCGCGAGAATGTCAGCCCCTGATACGCGATCCACGGCGTGATGTTGAACCACGGGGACGACCACGTTACAGTGATTTTGCCCGTGTTTGCCGACATTACGTTGTTGCCCTCCACCGTCCTGATGACCGTGCCTGGAATCTGGTACGTCCTCTGCTGAGAGAGCGTGTAGGTGATGTTCTCCCCGGTGGTCAGCGCCGTGCTGTTCGTCATGATGTTGGAGACGTTGGAGAGGGAACCGTCACGGTACGTCACACTCGTCTCCCCGCCGCCATCGCTCCACACGCGATTTTGCCCAAGGATGGTCGAGACCTGGGTTGGCGTGAGCTGGATTGTGATGGGTTCGGCGAGGGGGTATGAAAGTCCCGTGGGATTTGCGGTAAACCACGTTCTGGCTTCCTCTAAGGTAGTAATGCCGATATTGGCCAAATTATAAAAATAAATTCGGTCATTGTTGGCGCCAAATCTCGCACCAAATTTATCGGATCCGCCCACGGTCTCGAATCTGCTGCTAATTCCGGGGAGTCGGTTTCCGCTTTTCATTCGCGCGCTCGGGTTATAAATATAAATCGAAGCTGATTGCGAAAGTCTACTGGGATCGACGATCTCATAAGCCGCATTCACTATAATCTCCCCGCTGACCACATCAAGCGTCCCGCCATAGACGGTCTGCCCAAGCTGGACGGTGGCGGCAGGGTCTGCCGTGGTGTCGTGCGTGGGATGCACCCACACGCTCACCGTGTCGTGCCCCGTGATGGGGCAGATGTTTTCGTATGGGGAGTAGGTGGTTACGGTGGCTGGAAAGTTGATGGCAATGTCGTTTTTATAAGTGGTTCCGTAATTTGTTAGATTTGTGCAAAACACAAAACTATATGCGTTTGTTGGAGTCGTAAAGGTGCCATCTGCCACAATAACAGTTTGTACAAATACATCGTCTGCATCAAAATAACAAACTTTCAACTGTGTTGGCGTGACGGCGTAATATTGCGTATTAGGGCTACATTTAATACTTCCAACCGTTCTTATTCTGCTGGAATCAGCGTATTTTGCTCCGTTATCGGTTCTGTAGCCACCGACTTCCCACTGCTCATTCCACTGATTCGCCCCGCCCCCACCGGGCCACGGACGGTCGTAGCCGTGGAGGTCTTGGGTGGGCGTGAGGGTGGTGGAGACAGCGCTCATTGGGAACTCGCCCAAAGTGCAACTGAACGCCGCCACATCCCCAGAAGCGGAACGCTCCGTAGTAGCGCTCCTGATTTTGGATGCGAGGTCAGCGGGAACGGCGCTTGGGTCATATGCGCCGCCCCCGTGGGTCTCCGTGACAAGCCCGGTAGTGACATTCACACCGCCGCCGTACACGGTCTTTTCCAAAGAGACCTCCGTGGTCTGACCATTGGCGGTAATCGTCACCGACTGGTTCCCCGCAATGGATGGCGTGATTTGCGCCTCAAGCGACTTCACCGGGATCGCGTCATCTGCCGTGAATTGGACAGTATCGCCACTCACCGTGTTTGTTGCCGCATCTCCATAGATTTCTACGCGCATTTCTTACACCCCCCACGCTCTGTTCAGGCGCTGTTGCCCGGACTTGATTTCCCGGCTGTCGAGGTAGACCCTCACCTGAGTCTCACCGCCGGAGTTATTGACCATTGCCGCAGAAACGGCTTCGTACACACCCTGTCGGATGCCCTCCACGATCTGGTCGTTGTTGGCTACTGCTGTGCGCCCACCGATGGTTCCCACCATCTCAGGACCTCGCTCCCGGGAGATGAAAAGTTGCCCCTCATCCGGGAACCCGCCAGAGGCAAACCCCTGGAGCCAGATGCTCCCGTCATCCTGGATGGACTGCGCACGGTTGTTGATCCTCTGCCCGATGGGCGAAGAATCGAAAGCGTCAATGACAGTCGCAATCCAGTTGACCAGCTCTTTCAGCCAACCGATAAGCGTGATGATTGCATCGATGGGGGCCATCAGCACTCTGACCGCTACTGCGGCAAAGTCAAGCCACTCCAGCTTACCGTTGCCAAGAGTATAGGACAGCTTGTCCTGGAAATCTGCGAGAGCCTTTTTAATTTTGTCGAACTGCGTTACGATTGCGAACACAGCCGCCACGGCAGCCGCAACCGCCAGAGGGATCCAAGAGCCGGTGAACAGGGCCAACGCGATACCAATGCCCATAACAGCCGCTTCGATTTTCCAGAAGGTTGCTGTAGACAGTTCACCCGTCTCGATCCAGTCCTTCAGCCCAAGGACGAGCAGAGCAATACTGCCAGCCAGAAGGGCGATGCCCAGTTTCACCGGGTTGATGGCGGCGATAAGCCCGACAAGGTTCTGCGCCAGTTTGAGGAGGCCAAGGGAACCAATCGCAACGCCGACAGCGATGAGAACGTCCTTCAGGTCATCAAAGTTGTCCTTCACCCATTGGATAGCGGTCTTAACCTTCTCTGCGAGTTTGAGGAACTTCTCCGCGATTGGGGTATCCTTAAAGTCGTACCCCTCCATCGGGTCTTTGCCTCCGCTTCCACCGCCGCCCTGGCTCGGCTCGTTCAGCCGGTTGATTTCATCAAACCCAAGAAGCTGATTCTTCCACTCCTTCGCCGCCGCGCCGCCTCTTGCCATCGTGTCGGCAAACTTCGCCGCAGTCGCGTTTGCCTTGAGGTAGGTCTTGCCGGTAAAGGCCGACATAAATTGGGAGATAGCGTCTGCTACCCGGATAGCCAGGTTGATGATGGTAATGAGGATAGGCTCGATTGCCGCAAGGAGTGCGATGAATGCAGCGCCAAGCTGCCCCTTCATCTGGTTGGAGGAGGACTTCATCCTGTCCATTGCCTCAGCGAACCTGTGACCCTCGGTCTGGATCCCGGAGGAGAAGATGTACGCCTTCTCCAAACCCTCGCTAAACGCCTTGCCGATTTCCTTGAGGATGGTTCTCAAGATGCGGTACATGGCGATTCGCTTTAGCGAGGAGAGTAGTCTGGTGATAGGGCCATCGCTCTTGGCAAACTCCTTCGCCATCTCCCGGAAGCCCTTGCGCGTACCGTCTGCTGCTCTTTTCGCTTTTTCAAGCGCTTTCTCCGTCTGGAGAATTTGCGCCCGGAGGTCGTTCGCTTTCTTTGCATCACCGGCGGCGAACGCCTCCTCCATCGCCTCGCGGAGGAATCGCAGTTTCATCGTCAGAACATCGATTTCGTTTGCGGTTCTGATGTTCTCTTGCATTTCCGGGGCAACAGGCTCTGTTGGTTTGATTTTCGGCGACCGTGCCGCCCTCATCGCAGAGCCAAGCCCCTCAAGGTCTACACCCTGTAGCTTCGACAGGATGTTCACCATCTTCTCCAGATTCGCCAGGTTCTCCGCTGTGAGAGAAGCTGCCGCCTCGCACAGACGCTCGATGCCCTTTGCGAGGGAGTTGAACGCCGATGCGGTAATCTTCACCCCGGAGATGGCACTCATCGCCCTCGCCAGAGTGTTCAGCGCATCACCGCTATTGGACAGCGACATCGCCGCCGCCGCAATGTGTTCGACTGCGGTTGCAAATTTGTCGTACTTTCCTGTGCCGCCCTTCAGCGCATCGCTCATCGCTTTCATAGCGCTTGCGAGTTCCGTGAGCGGTTGTGCCGCGCCTGCGGTTGCCGACTTAAGATGCTCAATAGCAGTTGCTACTTTTTCAATTTCCGTGTCCGCGCCGCTTGCATTGTGTTGGATTTTAATTTCAAGCGACTCAATGGTGGCATCTGCCATTTAATCACCCTTTTTTCTTCTTCTTTGCTCGTTGCTCTCGCATCATGGCTTCCATCGCCCGTTGCATCTTCGCGTTTGCTTCAGCTTCGCGCCTCTTTTTCTCAAGCTGAGTCAGCGGGAAAATGTCTATGGGCGCTTCGATGTAATTCTGCTTCTTCGAGCCTCGCTTCGCAAAAGCGTTGGCTAAAGATACGGAAAACGCATCGTAAAAGTAAATCCCTTGGAGCCACGCCTGTTCGTTCTCCGTTTGCCTTTTCAAACGATAGGCTTTACGGTAGTAGGCAACGAGGTGTGGGTCGCTCTCCCAATACTGCGTATAGGTCATCCCCATTGCGAGGTATGTCGGGAAAGCGTCTTCAAACACATCTCCGTATGTCGGGGTCGGTTCTTCGGGGTCAGCCCTCAGAACTTCACCGCCACTTTCGGAGGGTTTACGATGCCCTCCTCATCGCTCGGAATCAAAGTGCTGAATGGCTCGGAATAGAGCCGACCCAGGTGGGTGACCAGATTCTCACCCTCATCGTTTTCGATAGTGCCAAGGCCCTCAACGCCGCCGAACTGCTCGTCAAGGATTTTGTCCGTCTGCTCCTGTGTGATCCACGGGTGGTGGTACAGGAATGCGGCCCAGAACATGATGCCGACCATCGTCATAGGCTTGCTGTCGATCTCTTGCAGATTCAGCCCTGCTTTCTCGGCTTTCACAACCGTCTTGCGGTTGAACTCCAGGGTAAACTCACGACCTTCAAAATCCCCAATGCCCTTGAAGACAATGGGCGTGACTTTATTCTTCTGTGCCATTCAGTTCTCCTTATATGAGTTTGGGCGAGGTTAGACCCCGCCCATTTTTTGTTGCGTCAGGTGGACGCAGCCGCGAACTCGTAGTCGCCCTGGGGGGCGATGTTCATGTTGTTCTCCAGAACGCTGTCCACTTCCGCGCCGCCAAAGCCCAGAGGCAGAGGCTCACCGGGGAAGTAGAAGCTGTCCAGGTCGGAACCCTCCTGATACGCGATCTCAAACCACATCTTCTTGTCATCAGTCAGAGCCGCATAAGCAGCCACGCAAGTCTCCCACGCAGCACGGAAAGCAGCGTAGTCGTTCACGGTGAGCTGGATAGCGCCGCCGCTATCGTCCAGACCACGGATGTAGGTGTGGTTCTTGGTCGCAGACAGAGGGGTGGACTGGAGCATATTGGGGTCGTTAAAGACCGCAGGGATGGCCTTAACGCCGGGGACGGTCACATAGCCAGTAGTGGGTCGAGTGCCAGCGGTGGTTTCTACCGCATACTTGACGAACATTCCGGCAGTAGACACAGCATTTGCCATTGTACATTACTCCTTCTTACGTTTACGGCATGGTGTCGCCGCCGCCAATGACTCGGCGATACCTACCGATGAGTGTAAACTTGTCCCCCGCATCGATGGGGATGAGGGAGACCTCTCGATAATAAAGTGCGCTGAACGCTGCCCTCGCAAGGTCGATGATGTCGTGCGCCTCCGTGGAGGCGGTAATGCTCTTGTCGCTCACCACTTGGATCTCGATGTTGCTCTCCCATTGGGAGTCCTCAAAGTCCAACTGAGTGAAGCGGAGAGGGCGGCTCCTGTCGATTTCATGGATGTACACAGCCGGGAAAGAGGAGGGCTTGCCGACATACCTTGAGGTGGCGTATACGTCCGGGAACCCAGCCTTAATGGCGTTGACCACCGCCGTGTATACCCCTGGGAATGTGTAGTTCACGTTGCGAACACCTCCTGCGCGATGCGGACGATTTCCTCCCGGATGTCCTGAGCCGTGTGAAACATCGGCATATTCGCCGGGTTACCGTGGGTGATGGTCGAGTTCTTGTGGCCCCGTGCCAGCTCACCACCGGCATTGCCCGGTTGCCCGGTATAGAACCAGTAGTCGTTTGCGCCCTTCCCTTTGCCGTACGTCCCGTGTTCTATCCCCAGCTCTCCGGCTTTGGGATGGTCATTGGGGTAGTGAACACCCGCACCAAACTCAAGGAAGGCCACCGTCTTGCCGTTGGCAATCAAGGAGTACCCGGTGTCCGTCTTTGTGACCTCCAGTTTTACGTCCTTGACTCCATCGTACAGGGCTGCATCGAAGTACACTTCTGCTTTTGTCAGCCCGTACTCGGCAAGCCGCTTGCACAGCAAGTCTGCTTTGCGTGACACCTGGTTCTTATATGTTCCAAGCTGTTTCAGCGCCCTGTCGCACGAACCGGGGGAAAGCCTTATCGTGATGTTCTTCACGACACGTTGACCTCCTCCAGATAAATCGTGCGTGTGTTGATGGATGTTGCCACCCCGGTACAGCGGAAGTTGTGAGGCGTTGCGATTTTGAACGGGATCCCGACCCACCAGATGGTGGACGTGTCGAAGGGTGTGGTTAGGTCTTCCGTGATGAGAGACACCGTGAACGGGTCAGTCATACCGGGAGCATCCGGCCTTGAGGTTCCTCTCTTGCGGCTCACCTTCATCCTCGCCATTCGCGGGAATGCATACGCCTTCCGGTGTTCGCCTGTCAGATTCCCGTCAGCATCCGTTACATCAGAGATTCCCTGATACAGCGCAAACCATACGGTTTCCCGATTTCTCTGGTTTGTCCTCACGTCACAGCACCTACCCTCACATACGGCAGAACATGGTTTCGGATATACCCGATCATGTCCTCGTAGATGAAGTCCCGGTGAGTGTCGCCCTCAATGTGCGCCCGCTCACCTTCAGCACCGGCGTGGGTATACCCGGCGATGACTGCGTAGATCTGTGCGTTCTCGTCCTTGGACGGGACAGCGGTCACCGTCTCCGGGATGCCGCCCACCAGATGGTACTTCCACTCAAGGATCTCGTTTGCGGAGATGAGGAGGTAGGTGTTCAGTTTGTCATCGCTCGGTACTTCGCCGCCGTCCTCCATCAGAGTTCGGAGGATTTCCAACTTTTGGGTGTCAGTCATAGTATCAACACCTTTGCGGTAGGGGAGGGGTTAACCCTCCCCGTTTGTTTTTGCTTTTCCCTTTCGGGTCGGCTTCTCAGCCTTGGCTTCAGGCTTCTCTTCCTTCTGCTCTTCCGGGAGGATGCCTACCGTCATAGACCCGTCAGGGTTGATTCGGATCGCCATATCAAGTGCCAGAAGGAGCGGACAGGTAGATGCCGTTCTTCTTCTGGTTCTTGACCCACGCACCGTGGTACTGACGGAAGTCGTACATCCAAGCCTGGGCCTCCTGGACAACTTCGGGAGAGAAGATGCGGGGATTCGCCAGCTTGACAGCCTGCATGACAGCGGAGGGATGCACGATCATGTAGTTGATGGTCTGGCCCGTGGCGGTGTAGCCGCCGGGATTGTTGTGGTCGGTGGGAGTTGCCAGAGTCACGGCGGTGTTGAACCGACCAGAGGGGACGGTGATGACGCGCATATCGTTGTAGAACTCCACGTTGTAGTTGATGTTGCGCTCATCGTTCATCACCATGCGGGTGATACCGCTCTTGATGTTGCGGTAGGTGGCGGGGCTGACGAACAGGATACGGCCCTCATAGGGGACTTCCGCATCGTCCAGCTTCTCAGTGGCGAGGTCGATGGAGGCCATAGCCGCAGCGCCGGTGGCGATAGTCTCGGTGGCCTTCATGTTGGTCAGAGCCTCACCGGCGTAGGTGGCGAAACGCACAGCATCGGTCTCAGGGACGACCTTCAGGCGCATGAACTCGCCAGCCAGAGTGCCGAACGCCATGCCCATGCTCTCGGCGTTGTCGATGCGGTCTACGAGGAACTGGCGACCGCGATCCCACTGAGGAGTGTAGGCCCTCCACTGAGCGGTCACATCGCCGCGCACGAAACCGTTGTTGCGGTCGTAGTTGCCCAGGCCGACCATATCGGTCTCAAACAGATAGAAAGTGTGATACTCGTCAGACCAGCGAACGCGATCCTGGACGGTATCGAGAATGGCGGTCTTGGACTCTGCCTTGTACACCTCATCCAGAAGGGGGAGGTATTCGGAGGCCAGACCGATGCTGTTGGCAATAGCAGGGGTAACAGTAGTAGCCATAATTTTGTCTCCTTGTTATTTAATGGGCGGCAGACCCATGTAGGCGCGGATCTTATTCTGCGCTTCCAGTTCGGCCTGTTTCGCCGTGGGAGGTGCGCCGGGGGTCAGAGTAGGCTGCTTGCTCAGAGTAGCCGCCTCCATCTCCTTCCGCATTGCCTCCTGATGTTCACGCTGACATTCAAAGTCAGTTGCGGCATCGCCGTCAGCTTTGGCTTCTGCCGCCTTGAGCGCGAGTTCTTTGCTGTATCCCAGGGCTAGATACTGCGCGACATACCCGCTCACGGTCTTGTCTCTGCGGAGCGTCCGCAGTTCATCCTCGACAGCCGCTTCCCGTTCCTTGCGCTCGGCCTCTGCCCTCTCGGCTTCGGTCTGCTTCTCACGGAACTGGCGCTTCCATTCCGCTGCCTGAGAGTTGGCGTTGGACAGGGCGGTCTTCAGTTTTGCGACTTCCTCGCTGTTGCCCTTCGGATCCTCAATTTCAAACTCCTCCAGGGCTTTCAGCTTTTCCTCTGCGGTCATCTCTGCGTAGCCAGAGATCTGAGTGGTGTCGATTTTCATGCCTTTCTCCTTGCGTTTTTTTGAGTGCGTCCCTGCACTATGCTTTCCGTTTTATAGTCTTGTCATGACTTCCGTTGCGTGTTGTTAAGGCGGTTTCCCTACCGCCATGTAAAGGTATTTGCTTACTGCTTGTTTGCCTTTTCGTACTGCACGGTACTGATTCTCAGCAGTACGCCAAGGAAAGTGTCGATTGCGGTCAAAGTGCCGACAATCTGCTCACCGTAGGGGAAGCCCCAGATGCCAGCCAGGGCGAAGTACAAAGTACCCACGGCGGGGATAACCACCTGTGCGGTGTACTTCAGGATGTCGTAGGTCTTGTTGCTCATCATTTATCGCTCCTTGTACAAGTTTCTGATGTCGTTGCGGATCACGGCAATGTCCGTCTGGATATCGGCGAACTTGGCGGCGTATCCATTGTGTTCATCAAGTTTCTTCTCAACGGATGCCAGCCTGTCATCAAGCCGCGCATCCCTCACAGCTTCGTCTTCCCTGCGCTTCACATTAGTGTTGTGTGAGATGAGCCATTGACCGATGACGGAACACAGCCCGGTAATAATCGCCACGATTACCACATCACTCATTTGTCTCACCTCACTAAGCTATCTGTAAGTCAGCCAACACAGGCAGTTGCAGTCTTCTTCTGCGATTCCCCACTCGCCGGGGAACATCGTCTTGCCGCCGCGGAAGGAGTAGAACTCACCATCGATTGGAGCGCTCACACCGTCCAGATAGATGTGCGTGTCACGGGAGGTCGGGAGCATCATGCAATGCCAGACCTTCTCGGTCGCTCCCGCCGCCTTTGCCGCTTCGTACGATGCGGCGTTGGAGTCCCTGTGGGATTCCGTCATGGCGATTCTCACGATATCGTCCACGCTCCCGCCATTTGCGAAGTATTCCTCGGCTCTTTCTCTCCAAGTCTTCCCCGCCACCTTTGCGTCCACGACTTTCATCACATCGTCCACGGACGGCGCGTAATCGGACGAAAGATTTTCGTTTGTGACAGAGTTGCCCATCGCGTAGGCCAAGAGGAAGAGGTCAAGCATCTCGTCTATGATGTCTTCCTCGTCCTCTTTGGCTAACTTGCCGTCAGCGAAGCGTTCACGCAGACTTGCCTCAAAACTATTCAGTTCGTCAAAAGGCAAGATGCTCTGCATGGTTGCTCCTTACTGACTCCCGTCCGCCTCGTGCCGCCCCAGCCACGCGCGGGCCTGCGCCACAACGGCGGCGCGTAGTTCGTTTGGTGTCATGATGGCTCCTTAAGTGGCGGGGGTTAGGGTGTAGATTCGGGTGCTGTATGTTGAGGTAGTAGCACTGCTCCCAGCTCCTGTGTAAGCAAAAATCAAAATGTTTCTGGCGTTGTTAATGATGAACCCATTGAATGACGGATAAACAGCAGAACTGCCTATATATTGCATGGTGCAATCTGCATAGGTGTAACTGCCATTGCCCGCATCTACCCTAAAAACGATTCTTTTCCCAGCCTGATACGCTTCGTAAATCTCCCCAACGGTCTTATCCATCGTCCCGCTCATGTCAGCCGCTGTGGGAGTGAGGGTGACGACGAAGGGTTCGTTGGCGTTCTCGATCCCGCTCTCCATGTTATTCAGCTTCTCGGCGGTGATGGTGTCGCCGGTCTGCCATTGCGTAGGTGTATAGCTCATAACTTCATCTCCTTATCATGCGGCTTTCGCCGTGCCGACTTTGGCTGTGCCGACTTTGTTGGACGCTGTCTCGCCCTGTGCGTACTCCACACTCAGCTTCACAGGATCGACCTCACTGACCACGCTGACGGTGTTATCCCCAGCCTCTGTGCGTAGCGGTTGCGGTGTGGTCTGCTCGGTTGTAGCCTCGGCGAGAGGATAGAAGACGATGACGGGAGTTCCAGCGGCGTACTGGGCGGCAAGCCATGTTTTAAGCGGCGTGATGTTTTCGCTCGTCGCAGTAAACAGGTCATCACACCGCAAGCCGACCGAAGTTTTTCCGTTGCCTGCTGTGTACTTCCAAAACTGGATGCCTTGAGTGGTGTTTCCCAAGCCGATCGACACCCCGCACGGGAAGTGTGTACAAAACCCGTTTCCGTTGCTTGTCGATGTTGCAAAGTCGGTACTGAAGTTCGCTCGGAAATAAGGGTTCCCGTTGCCAGTTTGAAGAAAGAAATCTTCCTCCCCCGTGAACACATAGATGCCGACTCGCCTCGTCACCGTGCCAGCGACCACATCCACCTCGTCGCGGTAGTCGCCCACGGCGTAGAGGTCAACCACAGTCGCCGTCTGCGTTTGGGCGACTTCCACGAACAGCATCTGTTCAAGCATCGACTCCGGCGTTTGTGCCGCGTCGCCGTCGTAACGGAAAATAAACGTCGCGTACCGCTTTATCGCCGTAAACACAAGACCGTTTGTCTTATACCCACCTGCTACGGGGATACTAACAAAATCGTCTTCCGAATAGGTGTAACCTATGCCCGGTATTGTGTCACTGAAACCGACGTTTACGCTTAAAGAATTCCCCGTTGCCGCCAAGTCAAAGCAGCGATACGTCTGCCCGACCTCGCAATCAAAGGTTACGACGCTATTTCCGTTGTATGCGGTTATTTGCCGGGTAGCTCCTCTAAGATAGGCGTTGAGATACTGAACGTAGTGCGCATCCCTCGCGTTATGGTATAGCGACAAAATCTCATCCGTGCCCACGACAGCAGGCTCATAGTCGTTGACCTCATCACCAGCAACAAGCGTGCCGCCCGTTGCCGTGTAAAAAGTGCCGCTGATAAGGTCGTATAGTCCCGCTTCATCCTGTTCATTCTTCGCAGGGAGAAGGTCGCAGATGACTTCTCCGCCACGCGTCACCTTGAATTTGCGGATAAATCCCTTCCAAATGTAGCCATAGCTGTTGTTGTAGTAACGCGCCAGCACAGCATTTTGGACGCTGTTCGCAAATTCAAACGGCGTGAATGTGACGGTGGTATCGTCAATCGTCAATGTGCCGTTGACGAAATCATGTCGCGAGGAGTGCCAGTCGGTGTTGACACGGAGATCCGTATCGACCCTGTTGCTGCTCTCGTCATAGCCGTAGTAGGTCTGATTTGCGTAAAGTGCGGACGAGTCGCCCAGTCTAAAAACGCCGTAAAGCGCACCGTACCCGGTCGTTGAACTGTTGCGAAATTCCGCTTCGACGACATCCGTGCTTGCGAGAAAAACATCGGTGACAACATATGCTGCGCCGCTGCTCCCGACATACTCAAGCAGCTTATAGCCGCTGGGCAAACCGCTCCGATGCACCAGCCGCAGCACCCCGTTGTTGCACACGATATCCACAGGCGCTTCTGGCGTGGGTGTGCCGTTCTGGACGCATTTGCCAGTCTGGGTGAGGGAGCGGATGTTGCTTGCGGCGGCATTAACAAGGGGAAGCGGAGAAGCCCCGCTCACAGTTACCCACACCACGCTCGGCGTAGGCTCACCGCCACTGTTCATGGTCGTATAACCGCCCGGATAAACAAGCGGAATCCAACGGTTAGACGGGTAGTAGCCGCCGCTTCTGACAAGCGGTTTCATCGGTCTTGCCATTACACGCTACCCCCAGTCTCGTTTTCGCCGTTGTCATTGTCGGACTCCACGATCTCGGCCTCTCCCTGACCTCCGTCCTTCTTCTCTTCCTTGTCCACGGCGTTCGGGTCGCCCCACACCATCTTCAAGTAGGCTTCGGACATCTTCATGTCCTTCACGGGGTCGGAAGAGATACCGCTCTTTTCAGCCGCCAGTTCGGGGTGCATACCCGCCGCCATCAGCGTCTGGAAAGCCTGTGCCTTGCTCTGCACGTTCGCGGTTTCTCCATGCGGGAAATTCAACTCAAAGTCGCTCGGGTCAATGTCGAGCAGACCCTTGCGCCGGAGGATTTCCACAATAATGCGGTCGAACTGCCGGTTGGATTCCCGGAACAGGTCTTCCGTGTTTCTTGCACAGCAGTCGGCCTGATACCATCCGTATGAGGCCAAGATAGCGGCCCCTGTCGTATCGTACGCAGAGCTGCCGTTGTTTCGGCTCGGCATCGCACAGATGCACCGAATCTTGTCCTCCAGAGTGTCGGTCAGAACCTTTGTCTGGCTCTGGTCAAGCTGCTCGGTCAGTACACGGAAATCTGCCTTGTTCTCCCCAATGGATCGCAGGGCGATCATACCGGCCTTGCGGATGTCGGTAATGGTGGTTTTTTCCGGGAACTCGCAGTTGACTGCGATGGCAAGCGACTGGATGAACTGCTCCACGCCGTCACAGGCGTTGGAAGTCAGGTTGGACAGTTCATCGATAAGCGGGATCGCCAACTCAAACGCAGATGTGTTGATGCTGTTGTACTGATACTCGATGATTGGGATGTACCCCAAAACATTCGGTTCGGAATAGTCGAGCGTGGTGGCTGTGGTCATGAAGTCGTGGTTCCGCTCGGTGGTGACGAGCTTTCCAACCACCGTGCCGCTCAGATGGTAGACCATCGTTTCCGTGAATACGTCAAACTTCGCCACGCCGTCCACGGTCACCATGTTCACGCCCATCACGGGCTTGTTTCCGGGGCGCAGGGACTTGACCACGAACGCCGACCTTGGGTCGAGCGCATAGGCCCGGAACGGAGTGTCGTTGTCCTCTGTCGGCTCCACAAAGATGACACCCTTGCCCACCCGGTGGAACCAGTCGGCGGTCTTGTTGTCGGCATCCGCTTTGCCGGAGCGGTACAGGTACTCGTTCAACTGCTTGACCTTCCGCTGTACGCCCTTCCGTCTCGCCACATAGGCGCACGGCTTCTGGAGCAGATACCCGTTCTTGAAGTCCACCACTTCAGCCGCCATGTTCACCTGGACGATGTTCAGAATGTCTTCCCGGATGGTCTTTTCCCGGCTCAGAATCGGCTGGATGCCTCTGGTGTACCAGTACAGGAACTCCTCCTGGAACATATTCTGGATGTGATAGATGAGTGCAGAGTTCAACTCGGCTACGATGTTGTCCTCTGTGATTTCGTCATAGGAGGCGTAGATATCCAAGCGCCCATACATATCGTTTCGGATCACAGGCTTATTTTCATCGCTCAAAAATCCTTCACCTCGCAAAAAGAAAATGGGCTACTCCCGAAGGAATAGCCCCGATTGGCTCTGCCTATTGCCAAAGTGCAACAGGCGCTATATCCAAAGTGCAATTTTGGCACTTTACGGTTCTTTGTAAACCAGATGTTTGCTGTTCTCAAGCACGACCCACTTGCCGCGCTCCTTCTTCACGATGGCTTCCTTGCCCTGCGCCAGAATGCGCTTGATAGCCGCCACTACCTCGGATGGTATCATATGGTCGCCCTCATCTCCTTGCGCTCACCGTTCAGCCAGATAATCGGTGTGTCGGTGCATGGCACTTTGAAGCCCTGCGTGTCACCATAACCGCCGTAGTCCAGCTTTGCGGACGTGTTGACGTACAGCCGTGTGCAGTAGGCCACGGAGGAGTTCGCAACGCACGGACGAGCGAACCCGTCCTTCAGCGTTGCCGGGAGGTGCGTGTGTCCGCAGATGTACACGTCAGCATCCACGATGGTCGAAAGGTCAACCAACCTTTGGATTTTGCCGCCCTCTTTGCGGCCTCCACCGCTACCATGGGAGATATATACCGTATAGCAAGCCTTCCTGTGGTGTCCGTCTTTCTCGCTGTTGAGCCGCCCAAAGCGGACAAACAGGATGGCAGTAGTGGGGGAAAATCTATCTTCAATCCCAAGCTGTCGGCACATCAACTCGGTCAAGTCAATCCCGTTTGTGCGGTAGTGTCTGGCTTCGTGATTCCCTGGCACTACGCACAAAATCTTGTCTGCGATTGGAGCAAACAACTCCATGCAGACTTTCAACTCATCCATCGGGCTAAGTGTGGCCCCGTAGGTGTCGCCTATGCTCGATGCGATGGCGCAGTCCATCAGGTCGCCGTTCAGGACGCAGTATGCGCTCGGATGATCCTTGATGTACTTGATGTCAGCCAGAATCTTGTCGTGGTCGCTGTTAGGGTCTGCCCAATGGTAGTCAGCCACAGGGAGTATTTCCAGGTCTTTCAGTTCCTCTGACAGATCAATTCGGATAGCTTTCAAACAGTCATTCCTCTTCCAGTAGCCACGTCCCCACCCCTTGATGTGGCTATGTCATCCCGCCGACTCAATGCCGGTCTGTGTGGCAGACAATGATGGTTCTGACCCACCGCCCCAAGGTTCAAAGCCTTGTGTGCTTCCATTACACCAATCGTCTATGTATCGTGCAGTCCAGTTTCCACTTCGCCACAGTTTTCACTGTCTGCACTTGGGTATAGCCGCAAACTATGACCAGACTGGAGGAGGCGAACCCTCTGCCCGGTCAATGCAAAGGCACGGACTTTAGCCTGTTTCAAAGACCGCACTGTTGCGCTTGCACCCATGAGTAGAGGCTGTGCGGTTCGTGGTATCGGAGGTAGGTACTGCCCCTACGAAGTCTGGCTTATGAGGCCAGATGGGAGACTTCTCCGCTCCGATGTGTGCCCGGTTTAGGGAGCCACTCCATGCCGGGTCTTCTATACTGTTAGGCGCTCCGATGGTGAAAGGAGGAAAGGCCATCGGGCCAGTTCTTTTGGCTTTGATCGGAAGCCACGGTCGCTCAGTTGTTTCCAACTTTCTGCCCCGTTTTATACAGCTATTTTACCACAAAATACGCAAAATGGGAAGTTTACAAAGTGTAAAGTGCGTCAATATGGGCGCTTCATGATGACAGCAATGTTCGACTTATCGGACATCTGCCAGTCCACGAACATGGCGAGGGCATCCGGCACGTCATCGTGAGGGTTCTTGCCCATCATCGAGTAGGTGGTGAGCTGCCCCATCGCGTCCCGGTATTCCCGGTCTTGCGGGTACAGGGTCTCGTCCTTGAACAGCACATGGGACTTCACCATCCCGCTGTTGACTTGGATCCTGGTCTCCTTGTTCGATTGCGTCCACTTGGTGGTGATGTTCGTCATGCCGCCCAGTTCCTTCACTCGCTTCTGGACATTCTGTGCGAAAATCGTGCCGCCACGGTTCGACTCAATTCGACATTGCTTCACCTTGCGGTCAACGAGAAGCTGCGCCACACGCTCCTGTACCACCTCCACCTTGCCGTTGTCGCATAGAATGGAGACGAGGTAAAAGTCCTCACCGTACTGGTAGAACACCGGGCAGACGCAATAGTCGCTGCCCTGTTCCTTCGTGTCGCAGATGGCGAGGATGGCATCCGGGTCTCTGTCTGGCAGCTCAAAGTACCGGCGCAGTTCAGCCGGATCATAAAGCTGGCCCTCTCGCTCGATGGGCCGTCCGAAATAAATCGCGTTTAGGCTTATCTCGTCCCATGTCTCGCGGAGGCGCTTGATGTCTGCATCAGAGTAGCCAAGGCCGTAGGGGTAGTTAAACAGCGAGTGGTCGTTCTCGTCTGCCACCGGGAGGTTGATGAACTTGGCCTTTTCATCGTCCCCATACAGGGCTTCCAATCGCCCAAGAGGGTCTGCCACACTCCACCGTGTTCCGATGATCAACTGCTTCGCCCGGTCGCCAAGCATTCTTTGCTGGAGGTCGGTGTAGTAGATTTGCCACAGCTTGTCCATCCGCTCACGGCTCATTGCCTCTTCAATGCCGCTCACAAGGTCATCCACATAGAGCCAGTTCATAGCTCGGACTACACCGGCGTTCCCGCTTCCCACGGAGGATAGAGAGAGGGTCTTGAACCTCATGTCATCCGTCCTGTCGTACCCAAGGCTGATCATCAGATTCTTTGCGCTTGTGGATACAACGCTCATACCGGGAAAAACATCGCACCAGCGATACTCTCCAAGCGGGTCGAACAAGCGGAGGAGTTCTCCGTACATTCCCTCCAGGAACTTGTTGTTGTGCGACCCGATGAGGTTGGGAAGGAAGGGGTTCCGACCAGATGTCCATGCAAGCCCGAACTCCGCGATGGTGGTCTTCCCAACACCGGGAGGCATGGAAATGCCCAGAAGGTTCAGTTTGCCGTCCTCAAGGTCTTGGATCGCCTCCGCAAGACGGAGGAGCTGCTTGCGCCTGGGGAGATAAAACTGCTTCTCCGGCGGTCTGTCCTTCTCAATGTACAGGCAGAAGCTGTCAAAGAAGTACGGAGCATCGAACAGGTGACTCTTGTAGTACAGGTCGTACATATTGTCCGCATCAACGCCGCTCCTCACCATGCGGTTTGCAGCCAGACGGAGCCGCTTGTTCAAATCATGTGCGTGTGAGAAGTTCTCCGGGTCGTGGATCGTCTCTCCCTTGTCTCGCCGACCCTTCGGTTCTATCTTCACCGCGCCCACCATCTCCAGCTCCCGGCATAGTTCAAAGGCATCCAGGAGCGTTGATGGCTCGTCTCTCTCAATTAGCTTCTGAATAAGAGGTTCGTAGTTCATCACTTCAGACTCCCGATTGCTTCCACGATATAGTCCACCGCCTGTTTGATTGTCTCGACCGTCCACTCGGCGTTCTCATAAGTTGCGAATTTGGCGACTTGCATCTCAATCAGCGTCTGTTTGGAAGGAATGAAAGCAGAAACCATGAATGCGATGACCGAAATGACCGTAAGCGCTCTTGCGCTTTTCATTTTCTGCTTGTGTTCGCTTTCCGAATCCCAGTCTTTATCTGCCATCGCAGTCACAAATAGTATGAAAGCAACCACAGTGGCGATGATTGCGATGGCTAAAACCGCGCCTTTGAGCCAATCGACTACGCTAACCCAGTAAAACCACATGGGGTCAATGATGTAATTCATTTCTTGTCCCTCCTCAGAATGTAAGTGATGATGTGATACACCGCCTTTGCGATGGCATAAATCACACGGTCTTGCCAGATGTCACAGCGGTCTGCTGTGCGAATCATGGCCTCTTCCATTGCTTCAAGGTCTTTCAGCAGTTCGTCTCTCATCTTCGTCCTCATATCTCGCCAGCTTGCGGAGAATCTTCTGAAACTCCTCCGCAAAATTGCCGTCCCTGTGAACCATCACAGCTCTGGGGCCGTCCTTGTCTTGGCCCTCCCAGCGTGTCAGGCGGTCACTCATGCTCGGCCTCCTTTGCCTTGCTTCGCCGTCTGTAAATGCGGCTCAGATACTTCTTGCACCACTTTATCCGCTCCCGGCTACTGCAATAGATACCGCGATGCCGTAGCACATCGGCGGGATATTCACGGGCGGTCTCTTTCTTGTAGTTGGCTTTCACGTCTCTCCGGCCTCCACAAGAATCCCTGTGATTCGGAAGAAAATATCCGCATCAAAATTAGGAATCTCCATAACCTTCCGCTTTTCATCCGCTGTCAGGTTCTTCCACATCAAAGCACAAGCATCCTTAAACGGGATGGATTTCAGATAGCCGCCCGTGGTTTCATGCTCCGGGTGCTTGGCTTTTTCTTCATCCGTCATGTTTTTGCTGTATACCCACCAGTTATTTTCATAATGCCAGTTCAGCACCTGAATCCCCGGGATTTTCATGACCTCTTCTCTTGTCATGCCAGTCGGCTTTTCAAAAAGGTCAACCTTCGGCGTGATAGTGGAGAAAAAACCTGTGTTCCAGTGCCCGGTGTTCCAGTGCCCGGTGTTCCAGTGCCCGGTGTTCCTGTCCCCGGTGTTCCAGTTCCCGGTGTTCCTGTCCCCGGTGTTCCTGTCCCCGGTGTTACAGTTCCCGGTGTTCCTGTCCCCGGTGTTCCAGTCCCCGGTGTTACAGTTCCCGGTGTTCCTGTCCCCGGTGTTCCAGTTCCCGGTGTTCCAGTTCCCGGTGTTCCTGTCCCCGGTGTTCCAGTCCCCGGTGTTCCAGTCCCCGGTGTTCCAGTTCCCGGTGTTACAGTCCCCGGTGTTCCAGTCCCCGGTGTTATTTCTTCCAGTGTTTCCTCTCCCGGTATTGGCAAGAGTCAGCATTTCCTCCCACGACAGTTCCCTAACGATGGTGATTTCATCAGTCACGCTCTTATCGCCGTTGGTTTCAACGAGGCCAGATGCTTCGATCTCTGCGACCCGGTTTCGAGGGTCAAATGCGTAGTAATTAAAGCAGTCTGCCACCCGCAAGCAAAAGTGAAAACCGTTTCCGCACATTATAAGCGGTCCATTCAGCTTGTAGGTTTTTCCGACCTCATATTGCATTCCCCGGCAAGTAAAATCCGGGTTGAAAACTTTGTACCCTTTCACTTTGTTACCTCCTGTTTCAGCCAGTTTAGCCATTGCATTTTCGTTCTTAATCCATCGCCAATGTAAGAACCGTCTGTTGCGGAAGTCGTCGGGCCTCCACAATACGGAATCATTACAAGGAACTCCGCTATCTCCTCCACGCTCATGGCCTTTATCTGCTCATAGTGCGTCTGGGGCGTGTACCCCTCACAGTCGCCCTCATGGTTGCTCCCCTTGAGGCAACAGGGGCCAGCGCAGGTCTTGCAATTCATTTGGTTCCCTCCTCAATCAAGCCATACGGCATCGAAAGCGCATCGTCCCTTTCGGCGAACCCGAAGCGTAGCCTGATTTCCTTCTCCACATCGGCCAGCGCTTGCATATAACCCTTGTGGTATTTTGTCTCAATGACCGCATAATCCTTCCCGCCATGGCACCAGAATGAGGGCATATCATAAGCACATGCAAGCCCAAGGTCTTGCATTACTCTAATAACCACGTTGAACCGCTCAAAAATTTCTGCTTTTTCTTCCGACAGAGGTTCTGTTTGTGCGTATGCGTTTAGAAAATCTTTGTCGGTGTAGTTTTCCTTGCCTCTTGGGGCAATCTTCGCAATGGCACACCCGATGCCGTAATCATCAGGGATGTCAAAAATTGCGATGTATTTCATGTGGTTTCCTCCTCTGCCTTAAATGTGCATGACGGCGTTGGCGTATAAAGCGCATCCTTGATGTCGCGTTCATGACGATAGGTCAAACTCAAAAGATAGCTTATCAAATCACGCTTTACGCTGAACGGCGTTTCGATTGCCAAGATGTGAATGATGAAATTGACAATCTGCTCGTCATAGGTCATCTCTCTTACTGCTTCGCTCATACTCACTCCTCCTTCGGCGGCTGTGGTAGTGGCATCCAATGGGTAAGTCATTACTCATCGCGCTCACACCTCACGGGCCACTCAAAGCCAAAGTCCTTCCTCCGTATCTTGCACTTCGGTTCTCCGTCCTTCCAGAACACCACGCCCTCAATCATGCGTGTGCGGAGATATTCCCGAATCCCGTCATAATCCCTGGGGCAGTCAGGCAGTTTGATTCTCCCGTGGCGCTCCAGAAACTCATCGTCAAGCCGGTACGGGTTGCTGTTGATGTGCCGCCCAATAAGCTCAAACGTACCGTCATCGTCTCCAATCCACGGCGTGTTGTTGACCGCCCTCTTCAGCCACTTGTTCTGCTTCTCGTTCAAGTCTGCCGGGATCCAATGGGGCCAATGCCCGGTCACCGGGTCAGCTTTCGGCTCACACGCAATCGCCCCAGGCGGCACTCTGCGCCCCTTCTTTGCGTCAAACCTCTTGTACCAGACCCCATCGATCAGCGCCACAGCCGACCCATCGACCTTCTCAGTCGCCTCCCCAAGGCCCTCCAGCACCCACTCACAGCCAGGAGTGACCTCCCTCGTCAGCTCAACCTCGCCTTTCTCGCCAAACCGCCGCCGAAACAGCACCGGCATCTTCTTCATCTTCTCGCCCCTTTCAAGTTTCTTGCGCGTGTGAAATATTTCACCCCGCTTCACGTGCTTATTATCTCACAAATCCCGAATTGTCCAAGTTTACAAAACGTATAAATTGAGCAGC